TACAAGGAACTACTATGTCTAATTTTTCAGCATTTTTCGCAACTGGTAAGCGTGTTACTTTTTCACTATCCTACTGCGGCCGTGAGGTCGTTAGTTTTGATAGTGACGATTATGACATCGCTAACAATCACGGACTAGGCTGTCAATTGACAAAACTAGTTCCCATGATTGATAATAAGTTTTCTGACCTATGTAAGGAAGAAGATATTGGTCTTCAGATTCGTCGTATTTTCGCTGCTTTAATTAGCAGTTACGATATGGCTGAATACCCAACGATCGAAATCTTTAGCCTTCTTAGTATCTTTACACTCATGATCAATCGCAGTCGATGAAGGGATTGTCTTAGCAGGCGGCTTTCGCCGTCGGAAGGTTTTCGACCTTTCCGCGCTACCTACGATAAACTAGCATCTTGTTAGAACGTAGAAACTCAAAGTTGGATTATTTATGCCTTACACGAGTACCACTGAATCGTCCCCTGTTACGGATAAATGGTATGGTAACGGAGACTTACTAGCCTCTTTTACAAACCCTTATGTTCCGAATCACGGAAAAGTTCAGTACACTCGTAGCGGGACAAATCACCCGACTGCTGTGTCGCTCGCCAGAAAGCGTCGCTCAGCTAACTCTCGGTTCGAATGGGTCCCCGTTCCTATTCGAAAAGGCCCTAAACTTTTATATAAGGTTTGGAGTCACAGATTGAAGAAGATGGTATGGGCTCGAGCTATCAGCGAAATTCGCTGGAAGCTTAAGCGCGTCCCGTCTTATTCGATGCCGAAACCCTTGAAAGGTTTGGATCTTCCTCCAAATGCTCTGTCGTATGCAAGTTCGCAGACTTCCTATTATGCAGGTTCCCGTGAGGGTTCTTTGCGATATATTGGGAGGCCTCCGTACGGTGCGTATTACTGGGACATTACGGGAGATTTGACCGCTCGCGTGTTTCCTTACGGACCCGCGTTTGGCCCAAACGTTTCAAGCTATATTGGCGGTTATGGTCCTAGTCATCCAAATACCTTCGCTGCCATCACGAGATGTGATGAGATATCGACTGGTAAACTGTATGAAAAGGCAAAACGTCAATATATAAACCTTGCACAAGCCCTTGCTGAGCGTTCCCAGACTAGTAAGCTTATTCTTGATTTGATAAAGGGGCTCGTAAGCTTCTGGATCAAAATTAAGAAGGCTGACTTGTTTGGGGCGTTCGGCTCGATTCTTCCGAAGTCACCGAAGGAGATAGCGAATATTCACTTGATGTATAGGTACGGCGTGATGCCCTTGATTAATGATTTCAAGGGTGCCATTGACGCACTTAAAAGTCCTGAGGATACTTACTATAAACTTCATACTTCGTCTAAAGAAGAATTGCCTAGGTCCGTCGTTTACGACGTGACTGAAAGCATTAATGGCATAAAAGCCCGCACAGTGATTTATCATTGGGCGGAAGTCAAGGTAGTCCATAAGATGAGGATTCGCATCAAGAGTAATCTTGATGCTTTCAAATCCTCAATGAAGAGTTTTGGTTTTAGCAACCCGAACGCTCTCGCTTACGAACTCATTCCATTCAGTTTCGTCGCCGACTGGTTTATTCCAATCGGTGACTATCTGTCTAAGACTGATGCTTTCGAAGGCTTGACCTTGGACGCCGCTACGAAGACGGTTCTCTGTAAAGAGTTCTATCAATTCGAACGGACCTTCGAAGAGGACGTGAGTAATCCGTACTATAAGCTTGTGACTCCTAAGACTGTTGGGTTCGTCTGTGAAAGGTTTAGCTGCGATAGGACTCTTTTGAGTTCCCCGCCGCCTTTGCCTACTCCAGACTTCTCCATCGATCAAAAGATCATTCGCAAAAACGTATTGACCGCTCTCGCCCTCATTGTTCAACTTAAAAAGAGGTAATTCTATGCCAGCTTTCGCTGCATTAACGCTGACTGATTCCGCAGCAGCAAACATCGTGTTTGGCCCAACCGCTATCGATGCGAATGGTGTTGCAAAGTGGCTCGGACCTGAAACCGTCTACGACGGTAAAAAGTCTGTGACACAAAGCATCACTCTTCCAAAGAATGGTAGTTCGGTCGTGCGCGTGAAACAACGTATTGCGATCCCAGTAATGGACACTGTCGATACGACAAAGAAGATCGGTGAAGCCTACGTGAATGTTGAGTACGTGATGCCTAAGCAGGCAGCACTTGCTACTCGACTTGACCTGAAGGCTTTCCTGATCGACTTGGCTGGCGAGAGTCTCACGACTAACGCTTTGACAAGTTTCGAAAGCGCCTATTAATTTAGGTGCGATCGATCGCTAGTACAGTAATTATGCTGTATTAGTGTCATTTCTTCGTCATAAAGAAAGGTGTTTATGTCTTTAGACATTACATTATTGCAGGATGTTTACATCCTAGAGTTTTTGGAATCCCTAGATTGCGCTCGCTCACTAACTGTCGCGATTCTCTATAAACATAAAGAGTTTCGACAGATTGTTGAGCTTTCTATCAACCCAGACGATTTTGTCGACGTGGGTAGATTTAGAGATGCTCTAGCTGCAACAAGCTTCCTTTCTAAGAACAAGTTCCTTGAGACCGGGATCTCGAAAGAGACCGTCGCTATGGAAAAGTTCTTGGAAGCTGAAGTTGCTTGCAAAGAAACTAACGAGAGAGTTCTGTCAAATAGCTTTTGCTCTTTGACGCAAGCAGTCATCATGACTGCTTCGCGTAAAATACAGAACATTCTTGGAAGAATCGATGCAGAGGAATTCGTTGACTCGTGCAACTGGGGTCCCGGTGCGACTGTTAAGCTGCCTCGTCGTCGGGCATCAGCTCCAGAAAAGTTCCGTTCAGAGAACGGAATAACCGCAGGCGCTTACGGCTTTGTTAAAGACTGGTTCCACGTTGCGTATCCCTTATGGGGCGACATAATGTTTGAAATCCAGTCCGGAAACAAAGTTGTCACCGTACCGAAGAATGCCAAGACCGATCGTGTGATAGCTATTGAACCAGGGATTAATCTCTGGTTTCAAAAAGGTATCGGTTCGATCATTCGTAACAGACTTCGGAAAAATGGTATCGACTTGAATTCTCAGACGATTAACGGGAACCTTGCACGTGTCGCTTCGCGATACGGGCATCTGGCTACTGTTGATTTCTCGAGTGCTAGCGATACGATATCAACCGAGGTGGTGAGATTGCTCTTACCTCACGATTGGTATTGTTTACTAGATAATTTTCGGTCGATTCGCGGCACCTTGCCTGACAAAACGGAAATTTCTTACCAGAAGTTTTCGTCGATGGGTAACGGATACACTTTCGAACTGGAGTCCCTGATCTTCTATGCTATCGCTATTTCTGTATGCGAAATCATGGGAGAATCGGGATCAATTTCAGTTTTCGGTGATGACGTTATCATCCCGTCAGGGGCTTTTGACAACTATTCCATTGTGTGTGCCGAGCTCGGCTTTACTGTGAATAAAAAGAAGAGTTACTCTTCTGGATATTTCCGGGAAAGCTGTGGTTCGTATTACTACAATGGCAAGAATGTCAAGCCAATTTTCCTAAAGGAACCTTTCGATGGACAAAGCTCTCTTATTAAGTGTGCAAACAGTCTGCGGAATTTTGCTCATAGCCGTAATAGTTACGGTTGTGATCGCGATTTTGCAGCTTGTTGGCGTACCCTGGCAAAGTATCTTGAAGGCTTAAAAACCCCAAGGATACCTTCAGGTTTCGGCGACCTGGGGCTCATCGTCTCCGACGATGAGTTTCAGGCGTCTGATTACAAGAGTGCTCGCAATGGTTACGAAGGTTATTACTTTCGCGTCATTGCTACATTATCTGTTCAGTCTTTTGAGAACAGAAGGGGCTACCTCCTTTCAAGGTTGTGGTCAATTGGTTGGTCTAGGTGGGACCTATATGGTCTCAATCCGGCCGAGCCTAGTATTGCTAATTCAGTAGTACTTCCTGGGCGCGTGAAGCCTTCTCTCACGAGAATGCTTGTACCGCGGTGGGACGATATCGGCCCGTGGGTTTAACTCACGGGTCAACCTTCGTCTCTTACAGTTAGTTTAACCTGAAAAGTTGACTAGCTTTTATGGGTGTCATTATTTTGACAATAAAAGAGGAAAAAACAGCC